TGGGTACAAAATCAATTTGCACAGGATTCATACTAAGATCAGCTAGAATCTGCCTTCCAGCTTTCCGTAGGACATTGAATTCTCCTTTATAAGACAATTGAGAATCCTGCAGTACACTGTCATCCCATTGAGTGACCCAATAAAACACCAGATCATCAGCTCCGCGCTCACGCGTTGTCTGTGAGGCTACAAAAGCTTTGTCATGCATCTTTTTGAGGTCTTCAAGTTCTAAAGGCATAATATCCTCTTTATCCTGCAGCTTCTGCTAACCGTTTTTTACGTTCTTCCATTCTTTTCTTAGCATCATCATCCACAGCACCAGGTTCTGTAGTAGTATCTTCATCAGCGAGAATCATACCAGCGCTCCTGGCTCTATCTTTCTGCCGTTTTCTCCTGATTTCAGAACCGGATTCACCCATTTTCTTGAGCATCTTACGAGCTTTCTCAACTTTCTCAGCTTCCATAGCCTTTTTAAGAATTCTCTTCCGGATCTTGGTTGCTTGCTTACCGCGACCTAAAGCGGGCATTTTACCTGTTTCACTAAATCTGTCAGCATTATAATCCATCAGTGTACTTGGCATTATGCTACCCTCCTGATTTTATTTGTGCCATGTTGTCTGACACCCTCACCAACTGTTCTAATTGATGGTGGGCGTTGCCGGGTGCCAAAAACGGGTGTATGAACTTTCTTAAATAGCATTTTCACAGAATCTGCCAAATTTGGAGATGGTATCTTAAATTTCTTGAACATCTCTTCTTTGGTGTAAAGCTCAAAAATGCCATTTGGGTTTGGTTTGATAGGCAATCTACACAATTCTGCCCTTAATTTAGTCAAATCTGTAATTTCGGGAGCAAATGATATCATTGTGTCAGGATCAGTATAAACATGTTGAGTTACCGCAATATACGTACGATATATGCGATTCCTGAGCTCAAAATAGTATTGGGCCCGACAATTTTTGATAGCTTCTTTATTAGTTTTTTGATTTTGGATGGCGATTTTGTCGGCGGGTTCGTAAGGTGCATCGGGGTTATCCACTTTCTCTGAGCCCTTATATTGTGCAACAAGCGTTTTCTTTCCCTCGAAAGCACGATTAATTTGACGATTAAGACCAATACCAAGACCATCACAATCCCAAAGAAAAATATCGACACTAGCGTTGATTGCGAGACCTGTTGCCCAATCACAACCTTCATTTATGTCACCTGTGTCCTTTTCTACAGCTTCCAGGACTACTGATCCATGACGAAGAGCGAAACCTTTAGCATCTTCGCCCCTATCAGAAGGATCGTGAGCAGCAACAACGCTTCCAAGGGGTTCAAACCCGAGCTTAGTGTGAGCATCGACACAAGCATCAAACCACTCAGCCATAATGAGTGCATTATCGACGGAATCATTGAATGCTCCTTCCCAGATATGGTCATACAACGCTCTTGGGAGCATTTGATAGTCGTGTAGTCTTTCATCTTCTAACTCCTTAGGAAACCATGGATTATCGGAATAATTGATTTTTACAATATAGTGAAGATCGTCTTCATAAAAGCCATCACGATCTAGTTCTCTTTGGTAGGGATTAATAAATCTTTGTGAGAAAGGATCTGCAGCACTCATTGGATTACCTGAAATCCACAATTCTGAGTCTTCTTCTCGTAAGGTTGGTGTTAATATTTTCAAGCTTTCATCAGAAATAAATTGCCCTTCTTCAAGCCAGAAATACTTGAAGCCAAACATTGATTTAATGGCGTCGATGGACCTTGCCAAACCCCTGAATCTGAAGCCACCACCGTCGCCATGCTCGATTTTATTGTTATAGTTTTTGTAGCCAGGGACCCTTAGACGTTTGATCTCTGACTTGAGAAGGGCAAACACACTATCATCAAGAGAATTTTGAAATTCTCGTAGGCAACCAACAAGAGCTTGTTCCACTTGCACTTTGTGCGCAAGCATACCAGCAATAGACATGGATTTAGCACCGCCACGTCCACCATAAGCCACCTTATAACGTTTCTTCTTTGTTATAAATGGCTCCAGTTTAGCTGGTATTTGAAGTTCTAATGATTTAGCCATAATATGCTTTTTTCCCAAACGCTCTAACGAACCAATGCATTGTTCTACAACGGGTGAACCTTAATCTACGCATGATAAAGTTTGAGGTATAATTGTCAACAATTATCTGCATGTTTGCAAGAAGCTCATCATCATCCTGTTTGCGAGTCTCTTCACTCTTGACTCTGCGCTTCCTATACCGAAAATCATGACGACGGCAAGCAGGAGTAACACTAAGGCCATAAACTGTATCAGGAACCATCCAGTCCCCAAGACCGCCAGGACCTCAGCCCCAGGTATCTCTTTCTTCTTTTGGTATGTCATAATAACCAGGAGGATCAATAAGTTTCATTTAATACCCCAATAGAAAAGGATTAGTATAACCCCAAACACCCATGCGTGTTTTTATGGGCCTTATTTTAATGAACGCGTTATGTGCCATTGCATCTGCAGCAGTAAGTGTTTTACTTCCTCCTCCAGATGCTCCAATTGCCAATCCATTACCTAAACACATTTCTACATGAATAACATGATGATTTCTGTTTTCCCAAAACACCAGATCACCTTTTGTTGGTTCACCTATTCTCTGCCACATCTGAGATAATTGTGCAGCTGTCCAGTCTCCTTTTCTAGGCAGCTTCCCAATGGATTTAAAAATCTCTATAATGAACCCACTACAATCAAAGCCAGAAGGATCATCACCACCCCAAATGTAAGGGCGACCAATATAACTAAAAGCTATTTTCTCCGCGAGGTCTCTCATCTGGTTGATTTCTCCAATTTGCTATTTTTCCAACCACGAGAAAATGCTCTAGGCATACCAACAGGAATAGGCCTAATAGAAACCATGGCGCCTTCCTCATTATATTCTGCGCCCGCGCCCCTAAAGAGTTCAGACAGATCACCCATTAGCCCATACGGGTTCTCATAATCTGTAGCAATAATCATAGCCATATCATTGAACAGATCAATTGTCTGTGTTGGTGTTACTATAGTAACACCAGCTGTTTCACTAAGTAACAAATTGAATCTGTCCTCGAGTCTGTCAATGATCTCAGGTTTTAGATTGGCCTCAAAAGTGTAGTACATGCTTCTTCCAAGAGTATAACTTTCAATATCATTCCAGCACGCACTAAACAACATTGCCAAAAGAACCAAACCGATAAATCTTACTTTGTACATCAGTCCTCCTATTGTTTGAGTGATCGTAGAGCACGCTCAAGGCGTTCTTTCTCAGCTTTCATTTCCCTATAGCGCCGGCGCTGATCTACAGTCATACGATTGACATCATTTCCTACACGGTCCTCCATCGCCCATAACTGTTGTTGTAAGAAGTTGATTCTGTCCTGGGCGATATGAACTGTGAGGCGTTGAGAGTTACCAGCAAGATCATCAGCTTTCGCGTATCTATCTTCTAAAAAGAACACAGCACCCGAAAAGCTACCTATCAGAAGAATAGCTGAAATTATGCTAATCACCGTCTTCCGCACTCTGTTCCTCCACCTGCGCCCCAACAACCGTTATCTTCCATTCCCGAGCAGCATTGTTATCCTCAATGGCCTCACCAGGCATCAGCAACGGGTTCTTAGACAAGAGATCACCCAGAACATTGGCGAGGTTCTTTAAGGTTGATGCTCCCCTCGGATCCGACGCATTAAGTCCTTGAGCCATTTCAATAGCTTTATGCAAGAGGACAGTCTCGAGCTCCACGTATTTAGGCCCGAGAAACTTCTGCTTGAGGATAGCAAATGCTTTAGTGTGGGAGGCAGTCTCTTCACCAAGTTTTGATAGTACATCTTCAAGCGATTTAACATCATCTAAATCCAGTGATTCCTTCGATGCCAAAGGAATCTGTTTCCATTCTTGAGCGTTGAACTTAAGAACCGCCGGGCTAACTGTGTGTTCTTCAGCTAAAGCCTCTAATGAAGTCCCAAGGACTTCGTATTTAAACTTCAGCAGTTCCCAGTTAGTATCTTGCATTATCGTCTCCTATCTCTAAGGTTCGTGTATTTCTATTATATCACATTTTATCATCGTTGTAAACACTTATTTTTGCTGGGATTGAAAATAAGTCTGGGTCGTGGCTGATAATGCTGGATTGTGGAATTCCTACCGGGAAAAAATAAAACTGCAAATACTTCCAATTGACCCCGTCGTAATAAAAGAAAACTTTTGCAAAAGAACCCCCCGGCGAGCGCCATTCATTAGTTGAATGGTACTCAGTCTATGAACTGGATTCATTTTATAAGTGGTATTCATTTAATGAACCGGTTCATCAACTGAATCACATCCATTTGCTGAGCCAGATCCAGCGTTCAAAGCCATCCCAAAAGAATGAATGGCATTCATAAACGGTTCGATGAATCCGGCTCAGCTAATAAGTGATACTCATTAAATGAACCAATCCAGCATTGCTTAAAGTGATTCATCTTTTACACGATCATAATTTTGTGAATCCGAATGAATTTTATGAGCTGCGCTCGGAGTTTGAGTTCCAGCCACATCGTGAATCAGAACCATATCCCAAAGAAGATTCAGGTTCTGTCACTGCTTCACTTAATTGTCACTTTTCATTTTTTGTAATGATTTTAATACTTTATATTACTTTTAAGTGAATAATGAAGTAATATAAAATAAAGTAAAACAAAAATAATAATTACCACATATAAATAAGTTTTAAATTCGCTTCACTTTTCATTTTCACTTTATTAGTCCGGTGCTGGAAAGTGGATCACATTCAACTACTGAGTCAGAACTCTTCTGATACTGAAATGTTGTCAGGTCGAACAGTTGTCAAGTCGAAACAATTATCAAGTCGAAACAATTCTACTGTCAAACAATACCAGGTCAAAACAATTCGACCAATAAACAATTAGACCGGTAAACTATTTGTCGATGAAACTCTTTTGGTATTGAAATGAATCATACTCACTAAATGAATAGCATTCACAATCACATCCAGTGAATCTGGTTCAATAGTTGAATGGTATTCACCATCTTAATAGTGAATGCAATTCATCTAGTGAGTGCGATTCGCCACAAATATTAATGAATATCATTCATTTATTAAGTTCGCATTCATGTACATCAAAGTTCAAAATAATGAACTTCTAAGTAGTTGATTTTATTAGCAAAATGATATTCATTAAATAAAGTTCATTTTTATGTACCATGAATGATATTCATTTTACAATTACACAAGTGTAATTAAAATAAATAAATTATTATTGTTAATAAAATCAAGTACTTAGGTCAATTGAATGATATTTATTTTATGAATGTCAAAGTTGGCACAAAAACTGCATATTATATAAATAAAAAGTATTGACAATGAATCACATTCAACAAATAAATGACATTAAAGTACATGAATCAAATAAATTAATAAAGGAGGTGATACTTTATGAATTTAATTCATTGACTAATGTGTGTTCACTTTTTAACTTCCAACTTGACAAAATGAATCAAACTCACAAAATGAAAGGAACTTACAAAATGAAAGACATTAAAGACATGAATCACAAAGAAAAAGATGAATACATCAATGAATTGCTGAATGAAATTCATTCTTTGAATGAGATCAATGAAACAAATGAAACCTTGATCGCCGAACTTCAATCAAAACTTGAAGCATCTTCAAAAGATGGTAGAAAATCACAAGTTTTGAACATACTTAGAGAATACAGGACAATTAGTATTTTAGAGATCTCAAAGTTACTAAGTATATCCACAAAGAATGTATCTTCACAACTTACCTACTTAAGATCCGATGGATACATGATATTCACCGATCATAAAGGACGCAAAATGTTGATTGAAGATCAAGTAACGAATGACGTTCAACAAACCAATGATGATTCAAATATTGATGATGATTCAAGTGTTGAAGATGAATCATAAAATCTAAGATCATTCATTAAACCAAGTGTCACTCGCTTTGCGAGTGACACTTTTTTTATCATCTTGTATCCAGCGTCAATACAACCATTCATTTAATCAGTACTTCTCCAGCGAATACAATCCACTATTATGTTACAATCAATTCTCCGGACGGTTATGCGTTTATAATGTGAACAGTATTCATAATTCAAACAAGCTGGAGACGAACTTCCGCGTATTTAAATTGATTCCTTTTGGCATGGTTAAATCAGCATAATGTATCCAACTAATAGGCGAGACGGTTGACCGTTTCCAGCGTGATTGTACATCCAGTATTATTTGAGGAAAGTCTAGATATATTTGTACATTTTCTTGTGCCGCGCATTTACTTTTAGCATTGAATGTGATATAGTAAGTTTATAAAATTAAATTAGAGAGGAGACTAATCATGACTGACAGAAACTACCCGACAGAAGAAGAGAAAGAAACCATGCTCAACTTGTTTAGATGCCACTTCAATGCAAGAGAAGTGGAGGAACGGATGAGGTTTAGTTACCAAACCATTCGTACATACTTTAGAGGATTTGAGATGGCTGGTGTTGAGAAGTTTAATCGTTTGAATCTAATACCGGAGGAGACAAATGACAATGCCGAATGCCATACCAGATAAACAAGAGCTTGTCGACAGGATACGCAAGAATATACCTGAAGAACTATTGACTCAACCTATATGGTTGGCATACTATTTCAAAGAGAATAAGAATGGCACATTAACCAAGCCACCGTGTGCCCAGCAAGGACATACGGTGTCAGACGGTAGTCCTGGAGTATCCTTTGATGAAGCGATTAAGGATGGATATCCAGGCATTAAGGTTAATGAGCATACTAATTTGATTGCCTTTGACATCGACGATAAAGAGGCGAAGCTTGGCAAAAGAAAATTTGATGTAATGAATCTGTCAGGAAGGTTCAGGAAATTTGTTGTCGAGCAAGACTCATACATGGAATATTCACCTTCAGGGTGTGGCTTGAGGATACTCATGACATGTGATGATAAATCAGATCTACCTGGAAGAGTGAACCTATTGAAAGAACTATGCATAGGTGGTGAACTGTTCATTAACTCAGGGTATGTCACAATAACGGGAGATCAAATCAGTGGTGATGGTATAAAACCAGTGACGAGATATAACCTGAAAGAATGGTATACACCAAAGAAAGCAGATGTAATTGACATACCAATAGAATCCTTTAAGTATCCTGAACTTCCTTTGGTACAAGAAGCATTAAGGCTTTGCAAGTTAGATCAAAGCGAACGGGTGCAAGAAGCATATAAAGCGGTGACTGGGCAAGACTATAACCACTATGACTATTGGATAAAGATCATGGCTGCGTGTCACCACTATGCAACGCTCACCAACCAAATGAATAAACTCACGTCTGCTATCGTGGAGTGGTCACGTACGGATGAAAATTCCTTCGAATCTGATGATGATGTCATCCATCATTGGGCATCCTTTGACTCTGAGGACGGCGTGACATATCAGACTCTGTTTAAGTTTGCAAAACTACTGAAGTTTGCATGGCCTGATGAAGTGTATGACAAGAACGGTCCAACTGGGAAACCGATGGTGAATAGTCCCGCTAACTTCAAATATTTTGTAGAATATTTCGGGGTAGAGTTTCACAAAGATGTATTTGGAGAATACTTCTATATTAAAGCAGGCAAAGATATTCTCGATAAGTACTTTCTAGGTTATCCTGGTGTTAGCATGTACTTTGGAATGGCAGGACCTTTTTCATCAGGGCAATTAGAAGCCGCACTTTGGGAATTTACTAATGCTAATGGGTATTTAAATGTAGCCAAAGGTGTTATAGCTCAGTTGCTTTCCAGTTATTTACTGTTATATACCATCAGAACAAATATGTTTAAGTTGTGGCTGGAAACTGATGCTGATGAATTACCTCCCGATCTCGTTGAGAAAAACACAGATATATCAAAATCAAACCTGGATTATCTATTGTCTTGCATTACTCTAGCAGATAGCCAGGATGTAGAGATGGTAAAGACATTCTTCAATACTCTCTTCTTCGAACTGACAATGCCTGTTTACAATCCTGATAGAATATTATCCCAAAGAAGTTTCATGTTGATACTTACGGGACCTGAAGCATGTCGAAAGACTACGTTCTGGTCGATGTTGTTTCCGCCCAAGCTAAGAAGTCATTTCGTGACGAATTCAACTGAGACATTGGGTGGTGCAAAGAGTATACGAGACTTCAGTGCTTCTTTGGTATCGTCTGCTCTGGTAGTGGTTGATGAGTTTGAGATATTTTACAACAAGAAGAATGATTCTCTGTTCAAGGCATTAGTGACATCTGATACCATTGATTATGTTCCAATATATGAGAAGTCAGCAGTCAAAGAACCAAAGAATGCGGTGCTTGTAGGTACCACGAATAAGAGATCACTTCCATTTGAACAAGATAGTAATAGACGGTTGGCGTTAGTTCAGGTGAAGTGGATTGATACTGATGCTATGAGAGCAATCAACTGGCATTACTTTTATAAGAAGTATGTTGCTGAAGGCGAAATAGCAATGAGGAATGGTGTTCATCCCTGGAAGTTAGACGGTAAGATACTACAAAAGCAATACCGTGAAAATGAAATGTTTAGGTCACAATCAAATCTTGAAATAGTAATGCGGGAAGTATTTGATTTTGATATGCAAATCCATGATATACCAGTTAACTATGACAATGGAAATATACAAGTAAACAATGAGCTTTTGAAAATCAATGAGATCAGAGGTGCTATACAACAACGATACCCCGAGATTAATCCCAAGCCTGCCGAATTAAAACATCTTCTTAAAAGACTGTGTGGTAAATACTCAGATACAGTCAATCAAAGAAAAGCTTTAAAAACCTGTAAAAATGCATATATTGAAGATGGTATAATCAAACAAACACAGTATACTCGATACAGTATGCCACCCCAAATTATAGATAGTTTTTAGAGACTTATTTGTAGTTTTTCTTGTGCTGCGCATGTACATTTGGTAGCAATTGTGCTATAATATAAATATAATGAAAAAAGGTCATAAAATAAAATACAGAAAGGTGGTGAATCAAAGTGAAACAACGCTACATGAATGAGAAGGAAAAACGTCAAATGAGGATGGCCCGCAAAGAAAAAGCCAAACAATCAAAAACATCAAGACGTCAAAATCGGAGGAAAAAGTAATGCCTAAAACCTGTGAACATATCGGAGTTTTTGGTAAGTGCAATCAACCTGTTGTTTATGAGGTTGATAAGTCAATAACAAACCGTGAAGAATGGATGACTGGCAGAAAAATTCCGTGGTCTGATATGCCTGAGATAATCATTCAACCATTCCATCCTTTGATTCCTACATCATTGTGTTTCTATCACACAAGATTCAAAAAGGCGGAATAAATATGTCTATATTTGATATAGATAAGTCAATCGGAGAGAGCAGGTTCTGGCAAGTTGTCGGAGCACTGCTCTTATTATTTCTAATGTATCTGTGTATCTTTGTACTATAGGAGGTATCGTGCTGCCAAAACATAAAACAGCATATAAAGATTACCCCGGGTTAAAGTATAATATCTCAGTAGGGTTTATTCAAATGGACTTAGCTGAAGAATCTTACTATGGTATTTGTCCTGACGAAACTGAAACTCATCTGGGTATGCTTGGAGATGAACAGCTGATTGAAGATTATCTCCGTGACTACCCAAAACCATGTGACTGGTAAGGAGGCATTGTGTTGCAGAAAAAATTCTATAAAAACATGAGTAAGTATGTCAGTGAATTTACGACTATTTGGGACATTGAAGTTTCAATTGGTCTGCAGTTCTTACCATCAATCCGAGATGAATTCCGCTATATGTGGGAGTAAGGAGGCACAAAATGTATGACTGTTCTAAAGGTTCTGAGTTCATTGAATCAATTGAAACATGGAACTCAGGCGGACACGTAATGCTTGACATCATCAAGTTGAAGTCTGGCAAAATCTTGGTAATTTCTGATGAGGTTGTATGTAGATATGACTCTGTTGGACATTTCATGGCAGATGAGGGTTATCAGAATTACAACAAAGAATGTATTGACTTGATTGATGAAGAACTTAAACCCGACCAGCCTGTGTATGACTCATCATTGATTGGCAGACCATTCGAATATAACGGTGTGACAATCACCAATCCATTTATGTCTGAATGTGGACGATTTCATATCCCTCATCCTGAGCACTATTACGGCGGTGCTTATTTAAAATCATTGAAAGGGGAAATAAATGAAGATGCCTGATGGTTTACAGTATTGGACACTTGATGAGGTAGCAGAGTGTCTTCCAGTCGGCGATGAATTGTATCGGAAACTCTGGAAACTCCTGGATGATTGCACCACAATCACTCCTATCGGGGGTGACGGTTCTAATGGGACAGTTGAGTATCCCGATGCGCGGTTGGGAATCACTGAAGACGATAAGGCTCGTCAATGGTGGAACAAAATAACTCCTGATGAACAGGCTAAAGTTTGTAAGGCCTGGGAAGAGAGGTTCTAACATGTGTAATTACTTTGCAGATTGTGATTGTGTAGATCACTATGATGAAGGTTATCATGTTGTCAGTCCTGCTTATGGCCGTGATTATAAGAATGCCAAAGAAGCCAGGAAGGATTGGTTTGATGGCAAAGATTTTGTTTACGAATCCATCGGTGGTGGTGGCAGGTACTGCAGCAAACGTGACTTTGGTCCTGATGAACGAATTGAAATTCGTTTCAACAAGAAAGCTGACATGATAATGATTGGTAATTAATCAGCTATGATAATCCTCTGCCTACAGGTAAGAACATTGTCCCTGAAAGTGGCGTTAATATCAGTCACGGCTTAATGGTGAGAGACTGACCAGAGGATTATCATCACGGATTAATTGCAGCAAAACGTCAACCTACAACATGAAAGGAAAAGCTTATGTCACCAGAAGAAATTTGTAAAAACTTGGTCGAAGCGCATTTCGATATTCTCCAGCGGGATAGAGAAATCAAAGAAGAATTGGTGGAAGTTTTGGTTGAGCAGAAGATGACTGACTTCTTCTCAATCAATTGGAGAAAACTTAACAGCACTTTTGTACGCGGAAGGAGGTAGCATTGAAAACAGCATTTAATTTCCAACTCGTCAAGCCAGCCATAAATATGGGTGGCGATCGGTATGTAACGAACATGAAAAATAAACCCTGGACTGTGTACTTTCCTCAAGAGATATCCCGGCCAAGTGGGCGTCCTGTCCACGACATCACAGTTCGCATAGACGTGGGTGGTATTGACCCCGAAGATCAGGAGGATTAGCATGGCGAAACTGGCGCCAATTGAGGTTTGTTTGGAGATTGATCATGAAACGGAATTGGAACTGTTAGAAATAGATCGGCAGTACCTTGATGGTGAACTCTCTCAACCTGCCATGGCAGCACAAGCTAGTCTTTCCATCATGAAATATCTCGATAATAACGAGATAATGCTGGTAAAGATATTCAAACCCTCAAATACGTATAAAGCAAAGAAAGGAGAACCAAAATGACAAAGGACCAAATGGCAAAACGAATTAAAGACTTAGAGGACCAGCTGGGTATTGTCAACAAGCCCACCAAAATGCAGGAAATTGAGGCCCTCGAAACTGAGACAATGGTTAAGGTCAAAGATCTTGTCAATCACTGTGAGAAAGTCACTGGCCGTCCCATTCAAGAAACCTGTGATCTCGGTAGCGTCTTGATGAAAGCCCAGCAATCTTCCACCCCGCTGCGCACCATGATTGAAGAGCTCAGAGATTATGCTTTCAATTCCGGCTGTTAT